TAGTGAACTCTGCTAGTGGTATCCATGCGAGGCACAGCGAATACTACATCCGTACTGTGCGCGGTGCGTTCAATGACCCCCTTACTCAGTTTATGAAAGATCAGGGGATTCCTTGGGAGCCTTGCGCCCACCAGCCCGACACTACAGTAGTGTTTTCTTTCCCTCAGAAGTCGCCTGAACAGGCAGTGTTGACTGAGAACACAACCGCTATTCAGCAGCTAGATACTTGGCTTGCTTACCAGCGTCATTACTGTGAACACAAACCTTCAGTGACCATCAACGTCCTTGCGGATGAATGGTTAGAAGTTGGTGCTTATGTTTACAAGAACTTCGATGAAATGTCAGGAGTATCGTTCCTTCCATACTCTGAACATATCTACCAACAAGCCCCTTACCAGCAGTGTGATAAGAAAAGGTATGAAGAGTTCCTAGCCCTTATGCCTGACGCCATTGATTGGTCAAAGCTTTCGGACTATGAAGTTGAAGACACTACTATCGGTTCTCAGACATTAGCTTGTTCGGGCGACTCTTGTGAAATTGTTGACCTCGTATGAGGCTTGTAAATTACTTTAAAAAATTCTATTGGAAGTGGCATTTACGCTACTGCATCTACACCTCTTCACTCGCTGTGGAGAGGATAGAGAAAGCCATAAAAAAGGAGTTAATGAAAGATGGTAACAGCAAAAAGTGATGTAACTGGTTTACCCATTCGTACAAAAGCTAAGACTGATTCCTACGATGCTGGATGGGAGGCTTTATTTAATAAATCTCCTGTCCCATTAGGGGAAGACACTAGGCCAAAAGACGCTATTAAGCGTGGCCTTTCTAGTGCCTGTAAAGAAGAAGAGTGGGACTGTAGAAAATGATGTTTATGGTTGCTTTTGAAGAAATTATGGAAGGTTTTAACTGCGACTTAAACACCGCAATACAACTATACCAACGGGGGACGATATGGGAAGACGAATAGAAGTTGACGAAGATTATCATAACTTAATAGAAAGGGACTCTCACTTGCTAGAGTGCCTGATGTACTACGGTGTTGACTCATGGGAAGAGTTTGACAATGCCCTTGTTCTTTACGAAGAAGAGAAAGAAGAGGAATACGAATGAAGGGCCAAGTCAGAGGTTTAGCGTTAGAACTTTTAAGGCAAGACTGTGTTGATTGTCTAGTTGTTGCAGATGAATACGAAGGGGTAGATTTTGACCCCGAACATTTAAAATTAATAGATAAATCTGAAAAGGCTTGTCGTGCTTACGATGATGCTTTACACAAGGGCGCAAGATGACCTCACCCTGCATTAATATTTGTCACTTAGATGACAACGATATTTGTGTAGGGTGTTATCGCTCTGCCAGTGAAATCACAACTTGGAAAGACTTAGATAACAAAGACCGCAAGCAAATATTAGCCAAGGCACAAGAGCGAGAACTAACGCTAAATGTGCCTAATTCCTTTTAACGTACCGTTACAGTAAAGCCCCTTATGAGAAATAACATACTTGGCAATTCCTTGGGTATATCTCAAGGACTCATTGCGACTCTCGACAGGTTATTCCCTGACACTATGCCAACCCGACAAATCACTATTGAGGAACTTCGGTTTCTTCAGGGTCAAAGGAGTGTCATTAAGAAACTGTCAGAGTTATCCGAAGACGATTTTAACAACAAGGAGTAGACCAATGTGTTTATTCGGCAGTTCCAAACCAGCACCAGCACCTACAGCACCAGCACCAGCTAAAGCTCCTGCTAGTTTGGACTTATCAGATATGGAACAGACACCCTCTAGTGCAAGAAAACGTATGTCGAAAGGCAAACGAGGTGTACGTAACTTACGAAAGAAAAGCACTACAGGACTTAGTGTTGGTGGTGCCAGTTCCCCTAGCTTGAATATCCCTAGTAATGGAGGTAGTCGCTAATGTGTGGAGCAGGTGGCGGTAACAACAAAAGTGGTGGCGGTGGTGGTGGTAATAAAAACAAACCAGCAGGGCCAAAGAAAGTAGTTAAGCCTGTCAACAATGCAGGTTATCAGACTAGAGCCACAGCTAACAAAAACACAAACATTCCGATTTTATCAACAGTGATAAAAGACAAATATCGCAATGATGATGTGAGTTACAACCAAGCTTATTGGGCAACTCAACGTGCATCTGGTGTAAGTCAGTCTGATATGAAAGCAGAGCAAGACCGAATAGGCATGAAGAAAGCTTATAGCGGTGATCGTGTCCCTACTTCACTTCCGAACACAGGCCCACCGTCCCAGAATTTTAGGGAAGGTACAACATCTGTTAACTCCCCTAAAGCAAAATCACCTAATAGAATCGCATTGACTACTGAAGCTTCTGAAGGTGGTAGTTCTGGCGGCTCAAACCAATCAACTGCTTCCTCAAGTGGTACAGCAGGTGCAACAGGTCAAGCCTCAAACCTAAAGAATATGCTTGCCATTAACAAGGGCAAAAAGCGTCTAGGCAAACGTAAGCTTACCAACAAAGGCGTTGGTGTTGGCGGCAGTGGCTATAGTGGCTTAAATATTATTTCATAACACAAGAGAATGATTAGCTTATGCTACCAACTACAGGAGCAGCAGCTAAACGATACACACAACTCGAAAGTGACCGTACACCCTTTCTACACAGGGCAAGGGAAGCAGCCGTATTAACAATACCTACGCTAATGCCCCCTGAAGGTCACTCTGGTTCTTCTTACTATTCTACGCCCTTCCAATCCATTGGTGCGCGTGGCGTTAATAACCTGAGTTCTAAGTTATTAATGACCCTACTCCCACCTAACGCTCCTTTCTTCCGCTTGACTATTGATGACTTTGATCTTCAGAGTCTTGCAGGTGGTGAAGGTGCGCGAGGTAAAGTAGAAGAAGCACTCGCACGTATTGAACGCGCTGCTATGCACGAAGTAGAAGCAACAGCAGTTCGGGTGCCAGTTTTCGAGGCTTTAAAACAACTTATCGTTTCGGGTAATGTGCTAGTTCACATGCCCAAAGATGGTGGAGTTCGTGTATTCCGTTTAGACCGTTACGTATGTCAACGTGACGCAATGGGTAATGTCCTAGAGATTATTACCAAAGAAACAGTAAGTCCTATGGTACTTCCTACAGAAGTCCAAGAGCTATTAACTAAACCAGATAATAAAGAGGCGCAGCTTAAGTCTGTTGATCTATATACAAATGTTAAACGTGTCAATAAGAAGTGGGAAGTACATCAAGAAGTTGAAGGTCAGATTATCCCCAGTTCTAAAGGTTCTTTCCCACTGGATAAATCACCCTTCATGTCCCTACGTATGGTTCGCATTGATGGGGAGTCTTATGGTCGTGGTTATGTCGAAGAGTTTATCGGGGACTTAAGTTCACTAGAGACTCTAACAAAAGCTATTGTAGAAGGTTCAGCAGCCGCAGCTAAGGTGCTGTTTCTTGTTCGACCTAACGGTACTACCAAAGCAAAAGTCATAGCTAACACCCCTAACGGTGGTATAGCCGCAGGTGATGCTAACGATGTTTCTGTATTACAGCTACAAAAGTTTAACGACTTCCGTGTGGCCCAAGATACAGCCCGTGAGATTACTGAAAGACTTGCTTTTAGCTTCCTTATGAATAGTTCAGTTCAGCGTAAAGCAGAACGTGTTACTGCTGAAGAAGTGCGCTACATGGCTCAAGAACTTGAGTCTGCATTAGGTGGTGTGTACTCCATACTCTCCCAAGAGTTCCAGTACCCCTTAGTGACCTTACTACTCTCCCGTATGGAGAAGAGTGGCAAGATGCCTAAGTTCCCTCAAGACACCCTTAAGCCTCAGATCGTTACTGGCATGGAAGCTCTAGGTCGTGGTCAAGACCTTAATAAGCTTGCTCAATTACTTCAGTTCTTGCAGCCGCTTGGACAAGAGATTATAGCCCGTGAGTTAAATGTTGATGACTACATTGATCGTCTTGGAGCTTCTTTAGGTATTGATACTAACGGTTTAGTTAAGTCACCTGAACAGAAGCAAGCAGAACAACAGCAAGCTCAACAACAGCAGATGCAACAGATGATGTCCTCAATGGCTGAGAAAGCCGCAGGGCCAGTTGCACAAGGCATGATGAAACAAGGACAAGGTGAACCTTAATGGCAATACAATTAAGTGCGGCAGATGAACGCATGATAGCTCAAATTGAGGCTGATGCGGCTTCAAAGAAGACAAGTAAAGTTAAGGCTAAAGCGTTAATAAAAGAAATTAGAGACGCAGCAGCCAAGCGTAAGACACCTAAGTTTAATGCTCAGGGTCAAGAGAATAAAACACCAACTAAGAAGCCTAGAAAAAAGGTATCTAAACTTGTTAGGTCTTTAAAGAAAGGTAATAAGGCTGGTACTTTAAAGCCTGATAAACCACTAAGTCCAAAGCAAAAGCTTCTACAGAGTCTTAAGGACTCTAGGGATAAACCTGCAAAACCAGCAAGTGAAAAGCCTGAAGCTAAGAAGCCCGAAGCTAAGAAGACTGAAGC